GGGCACCGCGCCCGCGCCCTCCACCGCCTCCATCAGCGGATCGGGCATCTGGTCCTCGGCGCCGGTGTAGACGCGCATCGACACCGTGCTCAGGTCCAGTTCCACCCCATCCGCCCAGACCCGGCCGACCCGGCGGATCGTGCCCTCGCACAGGGCGATGGCGAGGCTGACGGAATAGGAATAAGTCGTCGTCTTGGGTTGCGGCGGCGCCCCCTTGCCGCCGCCGCTTGTCGCGGCGCGCTCCACGAACTGCGTGGCCCAGATCACCTGCCCGCCCAGCCGCATCCGCCCGAACAGCTGCGCCACCGGCGCGCCCTCGCCGGCCCCGGTGATGCGGAACCGGTCGATCCGCCCCCGCTCCACCGGGTCCGAGCCTGCGCCCAGCAGCCGCTGGTCGATCACCCGGCCCAGCGTCGCGCCGACCGCGCGCCCGATGACTGCGCCCGTCAGGCCCAGCACCGTGCCCGAGGCCATGCCCCCGATGGCCGCGCCCGCGGCCGACAGTAGGATCGTTGCCATGCCGTCACATCCTTTCGGGAAACGCGAACCGCGCCACCAGTCGCCGCGCCCAGGGGGGCGTCAGCGGGCTTTCCACCACGCCACGCCCGGAATAGGCGTGAATGAACGTCGGCGCCGGCCCGCAGTCGGCCTGCAGCCCCACATGCTTGGCCACCCCTCCGTCGCGCATGCGGAACAGCAGCACATCGCCAGGCGCGGCGTTTTCCTGTTTTTTATCAGAAAGATGACGGGCCGCCGTCGCCCAGAGCCGCTCTTCCCCCGACGGGTCCGACCAATCGGCGCTATAGGCCGGCACCTGTTCCGGCTCGGCGCCGTGGATCTCGCGCCAAAGACCTCGCAGCAAACCCAGACAATCGCAGCCCGCGCCCCGGCAACTGGCCTGATGCACATAGGGCGTCCCGATCCAGCCGCGCGCCGCCTGCACCACCGCGCTCACCTGCGGCTGCCCCCGTCGCGCGCCGACAGGCGCGCAGGGTGCGCCACCATCCAGTCCTCGCCCGGAATGTCGGGAAAGCCCCGAAAATTCTGCAGGTTGGCAAATTTCAACCGGCACGTCTCCATCCGCTTGTCGCAGCCCGCCGTCAGCTTCACCCGGTCGCCCACGGCGATCCCCGCGCGCAGCCGATCCCACAGCTCGACCCGGCGCAGGTCGCCCTCGGGCCGGTCGATCTTGACCGCGCCGACCAGACCTCGGGCCGCGCCGTCCAGCACCACGCAGCGTCCGCGCTCGAACCAGCGCGCCTCGAACCCCGCCAGCCCCGCCAGCGAAAGCACCCGGTCCTCCGCCACGGCGACCACGGCCACCTCGGCCCCGTAGCCCGGTGTCTCCAGATCGAAGCGGCAATCCCCGTCACCCAGCACCGCCGCGCAGCCGCGCTGGTAGACGCGCCCCGTCGGCGTGTTCATCCGCTCCGCCAGCCCGCGCAGTTCGGCGGTAAAGGCGCCGCCGGCCCGCGTCAGCTCTCCCAGCGTGCCGCGAAACTGCAGCACGCGGTTCTCGGGCGCGGCCCATTGCACCAGCCAGGCTTCGATGCCCGCGCCGTCGTAGCGCCCCGCCGCAATGTCGGCTTCGGTGATCGCCGCATCCGACAGCGCGCCCACCGCCTCGGTGTTGTCCACAGACAGACCGGTGGTCTGCATCAGTGCCGCCGCCGAAAGCCCGGATTCGGGCCTGAACACCACGCCGTCGAAACCCAGCGCCCTATCATGATCGGTGAAGCCGAAGTGCACGCCGTCAGCCCGCACCAGTTTCCAGCAGCGGCAAACGCCCGTCGTGCCGGTAGCCAGGTGTGCGTCGAGCCCCGCCGCCCCGCTCACAGCCGGATCTCCACCACCGGCACATTCGGCACCTCGCCCGCCTGGAAACTGGCGACCGAGGTCTGGATCGCATCGGTGTCGAACCGCACCGGCACGTCGAACTCGAACCCCGCCGTGATCGCTTCGCCCGCGTCGGGCGCTTCGGCGAAGATCACCGTGCCGGTCGTCAGGTCGAGGTCGAAATCCACGCCAAGCACCTGTTCATCGGTGGAAATCCCCACCAGCACCGTGCCCTCGACCGGCTTGCTTATCGGCCGCACATGGGCATGTCCGCCCGACGCATAGGTCTTGGTCAGGGGAAACTCCGTCGCGGTCCCGTCCGACACCGCGATCTGCTGGTCGCGGAAATCCGGCGTGGCCGACGGCGCACAACTCTTGAAGTCCGACCAGTCCTTCCACCGAAACCCGTGAAGCTGCCCGCGCCGCGCCTCGAAGAACGCGATCAGCACCGCGATGTCGTCGAGCGAGCGCAACGAGACCCCGGCATCATAGCGCCGCCGCGATTGCGCCCAGGGCGTGTTGCGCTCCTCGAACCCGTTGCTCAGCGCCACCACCTCGGTGCGCCTTTCCGGCCCGCCGACCGAGCCGAAGCTCAGGCTGGCGGGAAACCGAACCTCGTGAAACCCCATGTCGTGTCCTCCTCAGCGGTTGCGCTGGCCGCGCGCCAGCGCCCGGCCCATCTGTGCCGCGATCTGGCTCTCGCTGCGCTGGAACCCCTGCACATCGGGCGTGGTGATGTTCATCACCACCTGCACCGGGCCGCCGCCAGCCGCCGCCGCGACCCCCAGCCGCCCGTCCGCCCCCCGGCGGAGCGGCACGATGGCCTCCGGCCCCGCCTCGCCCATCAGCCCCATGCCGCCCCGCATCGGGAACGCGGTCGCGCCCTGCACGACCCCGCCCCGGGCGAACGGCATCACGCGCCCCTGCGAGATCGCGCCGCCCTTCTGGAACGGCAAGATGCCGCTGACCAACCCGTTGATCCCATTGGCCAGGACCGACCCCAGCGCGTTCTGAACCGGCCGCATCGCGGTGCCGTAGGCCGCATCCACCATGCTGCGCGCGACCGTCCGCAGCGCGTCCGACAGTCGCATCCCGTCGAACACCACCCCGTCGAAGGCACGGCGCAACCCGCCGCCGATCGCCCGACTCATGCCCTCGACCTCCCGCCCGGTATAAAGCATCGTCTCGTGCATCCCCTGCAGTTCCGCCTGGAACGCGGCGGTCATGCTGGCGGCGCCCGCCAGGCCCGCCTCCAGTTCGGCGATCTGCGCATCGAACGCCGCCATCCCCTCATTCAGCTCCGACATCATCCGCCTCCTTCTGGGTCATATCGGGAAACCGGGCGGCCAGCGCCTCAAGTCCGGCGCGGTCCATCGGGGCCACTCCGGGCGCATCGCCCAGCATCATCAGCAATTCCGCAGGCGTCAGCCGCCAGAAGGCATCGGGCATCAGCCGCAGCCCCTGCATCCCCGCCCGCATCAGCGCCGGCCAGTCGAAGCCCGCCGCACTCATCCCGGCACCCGGAACGCCAGCGCCAGGAGCTGCGCGGCCACCCGCGCCGCCTCCAGCGGGCCGCCCTCGATCTCGGCCGACAACAGATCGGGCAGATCGCCCCGCCAGCCGCCGCCGCGCAGGCCCGCACAGACCAGCATCAGCACGTCGCGCGCCCTGAGGCTCTCGCCCTCGAACCGCGCGACCAGATCGGCCAGGCTGTCGGCCTCCAGCCGCGCCTCAAGCTCGGCCAGCGCCCCCAGCGTCAGCTTGGCCACCAGCCGTTCGCCATCCACGACCAGCGCCACCTCGCCCGCAAGCGGGTTCGCCATCGCTCAGATCGCCGTGAAGCTCAGCGCGCCCGCCGATGCCATCGACATCTCGTAGGTCGCCTCGCCATCATGGTTGCCCGCATAGTCGATCGAGGTGATCTGGAACGCGCCTTGCACGATCCCGAAATCGGGGATCACCACCTGGAACGCCGGCGTCGCCCCGTCGAAGAAGATCTGCCGCGCCCGCTCGTCGGTCGCCGCGTCCCGAAACACGCCCGACCCCGAGATCGCCGCCGATTTCACCCCGCCGCCGCCCAGCAGTTCCCGCCAGCCCCCCGCAGACTCCAGGCTCGTCACATCCACCTGTTCGGCGTTGAAGCTCAGCCGCGTGGCGCGCAGCCCCGCCACCGTCTCGAACACGCCGTTGCCATCCATGTCGACCTTCACCAGAAGATCCTTGCCGCTTTGCGCCGCCATCCCGTTCTCCCATTCTGTCAGATGTTTGCCAGACGACGCTCAAGCGTCCTCATCCACCCGCGCGCGAAACCACACCTCGATCTCGCGGCCGCCGTCGACCCGCCGTGCCCGCGCCCGCAGGAACGCAAGCCGCACCAGCCGCCCGCGCGCCAGCGGCAGGTCGGCCCCGCTCAACGCATCGGAAATGGCCGCGGCCAGCGCCTTGGCACTCGAAAACCCGGCCGCCTCGCTCACCACCGTCACCGGAAAATCATGCACCGCCCCCGCACCCGTCTTGTCCGACGCGTCGCGCACGGTTTCCGGCCCCAGCGTGGCGTAAAGCGATGGCACCGGCCCCGGCGGCAGCGCGTCGAAGATCGCGCCTCCCGCCAGCGCGGCCACCGGCGCGTCGCCCGTCAGCGCCCCGTAGACCGCGGCCTGCAACGCCGCCCCGATGCCATAGCTCATCGCCCCACCTCCTCGACCGCGAAACAGACCAGCGTCCGCCCAAGCGCGTCGCCCTCATGCACCGCCTCGATCCGGTAGAGCCGCACGCCCTCGCGAAACCGCATTGCCGCATCGGGCCGCGCCTGCGCCCCCCGGGCGACGCCCCGCATGGTGATCTTCAGCTGCAGCCGCGCCGCCTGATCCACCTCGCGCCCCGCGCCCCGCGTCTCGACAGCCGCCCAGACATGGCCGCGCGCGACCCAGACCTCGCCGTAGCCGCCCGCCCCATCCGCCACCCGCTCCGGCGCCTCCAGCGTCAGGCGGCGGGTCATCTGCGGCGCGCTCATTGCGCGGCCCCGCGCAGCCGGACCGGACGGTGCGGCTCCAGCAGCACCGACACGGCAAAGGGAATGCCCGCCTGCGCATCGAGGTTCTGCCCCCAGAACTCGCCCGCGAGGATCAGGACCGCCTGCCGCAGGTCTGCCGGAATGCCCGTCCATTCCGCGGCGAAGCCGGCGGTGAACTCGACCTCGATGGTCCCGCCCATCCCAGGCGCCGGCAACACCCCGACCGTCGCCGCCAGCGCCGGGCGATGGTCGTCCACCCGCAACTGGTAGCGCGCCGCATCGACGGGCGTTTCCGCCCCGGCGCGGGTGATCAGCTTCACGCCGTCGATCTGGCGCACCGGCGCCAACGGCAGCGCATGGGCCGACGCCGCCTGCCAGGCCATCAGCGTCAGCACGAACCGGCGCTCGAACAGCGCCTTGCCGATCCGCGCCTCGATCCCCGACAACGCTGCCCGCAGGCAGCTTTCCAGCTGCGCGTCCTGGCTGCCGTCATCGGAGAATCCGCGCGCCAGCCGCAGCTGTTCGGCCAGTTCCGCCACGGGCAAGGCCGCCCCGGGCACCGAGGTCAGTTCGACCATCATCATTGTCATGTTCTCCGAAAATGCCTGCCGTCATCGGGATGGGGCGATGCACCGCCCGCGCTGCTCGAGCGAAGGGACGCGCAGCTGGACCGCACACGGCGCACCGCCCCGCCCGCCCCGACGCCGTCACCGGCGCGAGGCGGGGTTCGAAAGCTCCGCCGCCCGGGCGCTCAGCCGGCGGCGAACTTCATCAGCTTGATCGCCGCGAAATCCGAAACCGCCCCGCCCACGCGCTTGGTGGCGTAGAACAGCACATGCGGCTTGGCGCTGAACGGGTCGCGCAGCACGCGCAGATCGGGCCGTTCCGCGATGGTGTAGCCGGCGCGGAAATCGCCGAAGGCGATGGCCATGGCATCCAGCGCGATGTCGGGCATGTCCTCGGCAATTAGCACCGGGTAGCCCATCAGCCGGGCCGGTTCCGCCGCCGCCAGCCCGTCCGACCACAAGAACCGCCCGTCGGCATCCTTCATCTTGCGCACCGCGCCCGCGGTCTTGGAATTCATCACGAAGCTTGCGCCGGCCCGGTACTGCGCCCCCAGCGCATAGACCAGATCGACGATCGTGTCGGCCGGGTTGGTGGCGTTGAAATCCGCCGCAGTGCCGGTCGCGACATAGCCCAGCGACCCCCAGCCCGTGAACTCGTTGGGCACGATCAGGTTGGAGAGGAGCCCCTGGGGCTTGCCATCACCGTCGCCGTTGACGAAGGCCGCCGCCTCGGCGCGGGCGAACTTGTCGGCGATCCGGCCCGCCAGCCAACCCTCGATGTCGAAGGCGCTGTCGTCGAGCAGCCGCTGCGAGGCCTTGGGCATCGCCGACAATTCGAACAGCGGGATCGAGATGCGCTCGATCTGCGGCGCCGCGGTCTCGGAGGTGTCGGTCGCCTCGTCGGCCCAGCCGGCACCGGTGTCGGTGGTGTCGATCAGCACGTCGAAGGAACTTGCCTCCACCTGCACCACATTGGCGATGGCGCGCAGGCTCGACGCGCTGCGCAGCACCGCCTGGATCGTCTCCGCCGTCTGCGGGTCGACAAGATAGCCGCCCTCGGCGTTCACCGCCGTGTTCAGGCCCTTGTGCTCCAGCTCGAGCCCGCGCAGCGCGTCGTCGTCGCCATTGCGCAGATAGGTCGCCAACGCCTTCTTGTGCGGTGCGGCCTGGTCGATCGCCGCCGACAGCGCCGGGCGGGCATGGGTCATGGTTTTCGTGGTCAGCATTGCGATACGCTCTTCCTGCTTTTGAAGCCTTGCGTTGAGGTCGTTCTGGAACTGGCTGAATTCGTTCAGGAAGCCGCCAAGCGCCTCCTTCACCTCAACCAACGGCGCGGTGGCCGCACGGGGCTGTTCCGCCGCCCCGGATCGGGTCTCGGTCATGCATCACCTCTCGTAGGGTTGCTTGGGGTCAGCGGGGCTTGCGCACCGCCAGCCTGGCCCGGGCGTCGTCGAACACGCGCGCCAGATCGCGCAGGTCGGCGCCCGCCTTGGCCTCGTCGGCCTCGGCTGCGGCGCTGACCCGCGCCTCGGGAAGCATGGGGAACGTCACCAGCGACACCTCCCACAACTCCACCTCCGACAGGAGCCTGCGCCCCTGCCCGTCCTTCGCGGCGCGCACCGTCCTGTAGCCGATGCTCAAGCCGTCGATCGCGCCCGCCTCGATCAGCGCCGCCGCCTCCCGCGCGCGCGCCACCTCCTTCAGGAGACGGCCCTTGACGTAGAGCCCGTGGCCGTCCTCGCGCACCTCGTCCCAGATGCCGATTGGCTCGGTCGGGTCGTGCTGCCACAGCATCTTGACCCGCCGCCCGTCGCCCGCCAGCCGCTTGAGGCAGGCCGCATAGGCGCCCCGCGCGACGATGTCGCCGCCCTGGTCGCAGGTGCCGAAAAGGCTCGCGTAGCCTTCGATCTCGCGCCCTTTCGTGACCGTCAGCGCGGCCGCGTCGAACCGCGCGAACTTGGTCTCAAGTCCCTGCAGATAAATATTATTCATATCCCGCTCCTATCCCGCGCCACTCGACTGGATCAGCTCGTTGATGCCCTGCGCCAGGATCACCGACACGACGCCGAACACCGCCAGCCACAGCCGTCGCTCCAGCCGCTCCAGCGCCGCCTCGATGCCCTCCAGCCGGAAACTCAGCGCCTGCCAGCGCTCCTCCTGCACCCGTTCGTTGGCTTCGATGCGGGCACTGGCCGCGTCGAACGGCGCATACAGATAGCGTGACCCACTTCGGTCACGCTCACTCATGCCCCCTCCGGTCTCTCGGGCAGGCCCAGCATCCGCCGTTTCTCGCCCTCGGTCAGGAATTCCGCCTCCACCACGCGGCGCCACTGCGCCTCGCGCTCCGCCGACAAGGCCGGCACCTGGTCCAGATCCGGCTTCAGCTCAACGGCATCACCGACAAGCCCGCCCAACCAATGGCCCATCTGCGCCAGCACTTTCTGCGCCAGCGGCAGCACCGTCAGCCGGTAGAAGGCGCGGTGCGCCTCGGCGTAGTTTGCATAGGTCGCGTCTCCCGGGATGCCCAGCAGCATCGGCGGCACGCCAAAGGCCAGAGCAATGTCGCGCGACGCCGCCTCTTTGGTCTTCTGGAACTCCATGTCGCTGGGGCTGAACCCCATCGGCTTCCAGTCGAGCCCGCCTTCCAGCAGCATCGGCCGCCCCGCGTTGCGCGCGCCCTGATGATGCG